CCTCTTTGAAGCCTAATAAATCCATCATCTTATGAAATTCAACTACCCACTTCTTACATACAATAGCTCCTGCTGATTGGCAGAGAGTGTTGAGTGCAGAGTGTTTAGATCTTACTGGAACTTTCCTTCCATCTAATCCATATAGATAACCTCTTTCTGCTTTCTTAAATACTTTCTCTCTCAACTTCTGGAACGCAGGAACTTTCTTGAAGAATCTATTCTTTAATTTCCTACCTTCCCCTTTATCTTTGCCCACAATCTGACCAAGTTTAGCCTCTCCTGCTCCATATAATAGTCCATAAATAAAAGTCTTAGCTTGATCCCTGCTAGGTAAGTCAGTGGCTTTCCTATTAGCCTCGTGTATATCACCAGTAACCACAGTTTTAGCGTAAGAACCACCATCAAAAGCAGCAAGATAGTGAGACACAATCCTAATTTCAAGAGAGCTAATGTCGCATCCAAGTAAACTCCAGCCTTGTGGTGCATAAAATAATTCTCTACATTCCTTTCCGTATTCTGTTTTGACACTAGGTACTTGACCGATGTTAGGATGGGAATGAGAACATCTGCTTGAGATTGAACCCATTGTATTAACCGATCCATGAATTCTTCCGTTCTTCTCGTGATATAACCATGCATGTTTACCTTCCGATAGTTGGGCTATGAGTTTATTAACTCTGAATGCCTCTGCCATGAGTTGAGCTTCAGGATAATCTAACTTAGATAGTATATCTTCATCGACCTTTGGTTCATCAGTTGGTGTGAACTCTTTAGGTTTCCATCCTCTCAACTCGGTGAGTCTCTTAGCTATATGTTTTCTAGAGTTAGGATTAAAGTCTACAATCTTAATCTTATTGTAAGATCCATTCTTCCTTTCTCCTTCATCCACAATCCAAGAACCAAACACTTCCTTTAGTTCCTTCTGTAGTCTATCTCTCTTCTCTGCTAGTTTAGCGTACAACTTAGTAGCTTTTTCTACATCAAATGGAAAACCATTATCAGTCTGCTTCAAACAAATAGTGTGTATATCATGTTCAAGCTGTACAGATTCATCTGAAAAGTTTGCTTCAATTAACTTACAGTATAGTTTATAGTTAAGTTCTACATCATTCTCACAGTACTCTAACATCTCCTGACTGAACTCTTCAAATTCATCAAAGTCATTCTTTGGAAAGTTAAGTCGTTGCCCCCATGATTTCAATGAGTGTCTACCATACTGATCCTTATCAATAGCTTTATTGTCTGCATCCCTCTGTCCTCTGTTTGGGTACACTAGTTTAGACCAGACAAGTGTATCTCTTATAATTTGTGTAGGTTCTGGTTCAAAATTGAAAATCTTTTTCAGAGCAGGAAGGTCAAAATTCAAAATGTTGTGTCCTATAATCTCCGAAAAATTTTTTAGCAAAAATAGTGCGTCATCAAATCTTAGTCTGGTATCTTGTCCATCAAATGAATGCATCTTATCATTGTCAATATCATAGATAACTATGCAATGAACTTTAGTCATAGTCTCTAAGAGTCCATCAGTTTCTATATCAAATATGCATTTACTCATCTTCCCCCTCAGTTATATCCTGTACCATTGCAACCATTGAATTAAGACACATCTGGCAAAATGTTACTGGCATCATACCAAACATACCCTGTACTCCTTCACCATCTTCATGTTCAGTTTGTCCACATATTGAACAAGCATCTGAATGTAGATTCTCAAAGAGATTCATTAGAATTCTTCCTCTTCCTCATCAAAGGGAAGCTCATCCTCAGGAACTTCTGTTAATCTACCTGTTTTATGATTGTAATCTAGGTAACATGCTACTCCAGTTTCACCTGTCCACCTATTCTTTAATACACGGACAGTAGTTCGATCTGGGTTGTCACCTTGTTGATCTCTCTCACATCCTATAACAATGTCAGATAACTGTCCTATAGCCGCAGATCCACGAAGCTGTACCATACTAGTCTGTGCTCCATCCTCATGTCCTCTATTACCTTGTGGTCTCTTAAGGTGTGACACAAGTATTAATCCACAGTTTACTTCCTCAACTAAACCACGTAGTTTAGTCATTAAGTTATCTATAGTCCTTCTCTCATCTCCATCTTCTATACCTGATACGACAATAGATATGTGATCCAGAATAATGAAGCTACATCCACAGGCTGTAACCATGTAACGTATCTTATTAAGAAGGTTATCACCTTCAAGTGAACCCCAATGATCATATAAGTATATCCTACCAGTATCAAGTGTATGGTCAAAAGCATCTTTAAACTCCTCATCTGTTACCTCTATATTACCTAGATGTAGAGGTCTATTTAAGTAGAGTCCCATGAAACCAAGACCAGTCCTTTTGTTAGATTCCTCTAATGCAATGTACCCTATAGTTTCCTCTTGATTAAGTACATGATTTGCTAACTCTCTACATACTTGTGACTTACCTATTCCTGCACCAGCAGTAACAGTAACTATCTCTCCTCTCCTCATACCAAGAGTTTTTCTATTTAACCCTTCATATGGGTAATTACAGGATGCCATTGAATCTTCAGCACTAACTATATCCCACAAGTCTTTACCATTAACAATACCATCAGGTCTGTATACCCTAGCTTGCCAAATACAATTAATCAACTCACTTACTCTACCTTTAGTGAGCATTTCATTTGCATCCTTTAAAGGTAGCTTTGCTATCTTAGCCTTACCGGGAGGTAATACTTGTGCACATTCTCTTGATGCTTTAACTCCGGGTTCATCGTTATCAAAGCAGAAGATAACCTCTTCATAACCAGTTAGTAACTCTATACTCTTACGAATAGCTTTGGAAGCACCTGCTGAACCATTAGGTACTGAGTATACAGGCCACTTATTACCTTGTGCTTGTGATACAGACAATGCATCTAACTCACCTTCACAGACAATAGCTTTCTTACCTTTACCAGACCATAAGTGTTCGCCATACAATCCAGCTTCCTTCATGTTACCTCTTGTATGGAAGTCTTTATTCTTAAACCTAATCTTCTGTGCTACTTTGTTTCCACTTGCATCCTTATAGTTAGCAATCTGTACTGGTTGTCCTCCAACTTCTCCAACCACGTAGTCCCACTTCCTACAAGTATCTAATGAAATACCACGAGTACTTAGGTTTGTTGCTTCACCGTCAACAAAATTCATGTCCTTATCTCCTTTGTTCATTACTACTTTCTGTTCTCCTCCTGCCTTTTCTCTGTAATTACAGCCAAAGCAGTACGCATGTCCATCATCATACCTAGCAAGATTGTCTCTTGATCCGCATTCTGGACAAGGTTCATGTTGGACAAACTCGCTGTCCTCATGCGTCATATTCAAGGCCATCTTCTTCACCACTAGTTTCCCATTCCTTTTCTTCATCTCTACTTATTGCTGTTAATTTACCAACATAAGTAAATCCCACTGCATTTAGAAAGGTATGTATATGTTCCAGTACATCATCGAGTTTCTCTGCCTCAAAAGAAACCCTAACAGTATTAGCATTAGCATTAGATTTGAATGAGAGCGTATACTTTTCAGTATACTCTTTCTCTTCCTCTGTCTCTACGTATGACTGTAGATTAGCATCCCATTGTCTCATGTTCCCCTTTATAAATCTTTATATTTGAATTTAAGTAAACCGAAGTTTTCTTCATTAAGTTCCCACCATTTACGTACATCAAATGAGGGGCACTGTGTTTTCTCCAAATCTCTATGTCCTATTACTTCAGCATCAGAATACATAAACTTTAATGTCTTAAGTAAGACAAAGAGTGACTCAATCTGTTCCTTACCATAGTCAGGTGCGTGTATTCCTCTTGTATTCTTACCACCTGACAAACAGACAGCGATAGACTCCAAATCATTCTCACGTACATGAGAACCTACTTCATTTGGAGGTCTACCGCTTTGAATAGTACCATCTCGTTTAATGAAAAAATGATAGCCAACTTTTAACTTACCTTTTTTCCTATGCCACTCATCTACATCACATAATGAAATATCTTCATTAGGTTTTGTGTTAGTAGCATGAACTACTATATACTTAGTTACCTTTCTTCTTGCCATCCTTTGTCCATTCGTGAGGTACAATCTTTTCTGAGTACAAGAAGTTGTGTTTCTCACACCAACTTGCACATGTTAATCTAGAGCCTTGAATACGACTGTTTATATTTGAAAACACAAATCGTATATCAAGTTCTGGATGTTGCTGTTTAATTGACCTGTGCATCCTCTGGTCTTTATATCTGAAGTAGCCTTTTGCTTCAATTATAACACCATTTGGTAACACAAAGTCAGGTTTGTATTTGTGTTCAACGAAGTAAGCAACGGACATTGGCTCATACTCAAAGTTGCATTTACGTTTTGTTAAGTTGTCCGCTATCCGTTGCTCTAATCCAGATCTAAAAGTCACCGGACTTTTCTTCGTCATCGTCAAAGGCATCTCCTTCTTCGGTGGAGTTGTTACCTTCTTCTACTACTACCTCGTAGCCTTCTTCCACTTCAAATACGTCATTAGCGTTTCCATTTGCTACGTACTCAACAAGTTTCAGAACTTGAACCATACGTAACCTGAGTTGTACACCAAGAGATGTTCCATGCTCGTAAGGTGCAATCTCATAAGCTACCCTTCCAATAGTACCATTACCAACCTTTATTGTGGAAGGAAGTGGTTCTCTATTTGGGCCGACTACTATTGGTCTCTGAGTAAAGGATTGTCCAGTCTTGGAGTTTGTCCCTGATGCCTTCAGCTTGAAGTGGAATTCAATTCCTTCCTCCATACCTTCTTCATCAAGTGACACCTTATATGGCAAATACTCTTGCCACTTCTTAGCAGACTTTTGTTGACACCTTTTCTTCCACTCACCATGAGCGTCATCAACAACCTTCTGCATATCCTCTGCTTCAGAACCAGAAAGGAGCACTTTTACATGGTACTGACCTTCAGCCTTAAAGGTTGTGTCAGGTACAGTAATATGTGCCCATCTGAATTCTCCTTTAGGAGTCACCGGATATTTTCCAGCCATATTTACCTTTCGTGTGTGTTAATGTTTTGTTGAACCTTAAATGTCCATTTTATGAAAAGAAGTACTCAGAATCAAGAACTCCTTTAATATCTAAATCTCCACGACTAGGTGGAGGTTCTAAATCAGGAATTACATCGTTTACATTATCATAGAAGTCATTGAGAACATCTATTTCTGAGTACATATCCACGAATGACGTTCTAATAGCATCTGCCATACGTGGAACAAAGTGTGCATGTACTCCATATGAATCATGCACTACAGAGAAATCATTAATACCATCTTTTAAACATCTGTTTATAGTTAGTGTAAGTGCAGTTGCATCCATACTATGCACAAAGTTTGGTGACACGCCATTGATTGATCTTCGCTTGTCTATATTCTCTGTTTCCTCAAGTACAGAAGGTTTAATCAGCACATTGTCAATATGAGTTGTTATTCTTCTTGACCTCATGCTCTTATAAATCTGCTGTACCACAAATCCAGATGGTGTCTCCCATATAATAGGAAGATTCTTCTCTGACATAGCTCTTCCGATCTGTTGAAGCCATGCCATAGCTTCTCTGGATTTAATTACTACTTCTCCTATTGCATCCCATACATGTTTACCTACATACAATGATGCCTCATATATATGCTCACCAAATGGATTAACATTCTGGTTACTGAGTATCTTATCATTGATAGCATCTTCTACGTATGCTCTACAACTAAATCTAGTACCACCATAAGGTACTACCATTACTGGTCTCTTGGTTATCTTACGATCTATACCAAATGATAGCCACTCTTTAGAGTATGGTAGTCCATGTTTTGCATCCTCTTTAACCTTCTCAGTTACTACATCTGCTACCATCTGGTATATATCTTGTGGTATTTTCTCTGGAGTAAGGTTCGTAGCTTTACCTCCAATAGTATCTCTGAGCATTGCAGAGAAATGTTGGAGACCATTGTTAGAACCATCGAGACATATGGGTAATTGAGAATCAAATCCATAC